GCAGCACGTCTGATTTCCTCCATAACGATGCGTGTACGTGCAAACATGTCACTATCTACAGGGTCATTTGCGTTTGGTGTACGTGCATCAAGTACCACGTCAAAAGGAGTGCCTTCAAGTGTGGTATCTCCAACTGATCCCGAAACGGAATAAATAGGAGAGTCCGCATCTACAAATACAGGTGCCCCAAGCTGAGGGGCAGGAAGTGCCAAATTGAAATAGTCATCTGTATAGGTAATTTTCCGCATCTTGGTAATTTCGTTCCAATTATCCGTGCTAATATCGCCATCCACACAGCGATCTGTAACCTCTGGACTAACCGTTTTATGCCGATAGTAATGATTATAAATTTTCTGATACGCTGCAAACATAAGCGGCGACAAATTATAAGAAACACCACCAATGGGATTAGGACGAAACCCAAAATAGTCCGCCAATCTTGGAACGGTAACTTTCGTAACAGGGTCTTGTAACAGTCGTGAACGGTCAAAGGACGGATGAATAGGCGCAAGATTCGTATATTGGTCGTTTTTGCCTTGAATGAATTTTTCAAAACCGTCCCAAATAATCCTGTGAGGAACATAGAATGTGTGTAGCTTGACATTCATGTTATGCATAACAGGTGATACAAGAGGTTGAAAACGAACGAACGTTTCATTACCTATATTGTATTTACCGCCTGGAACAGTTTCAATAATACCAACAGGAGTAAGTTCTCCGAAGCGAAGCGTTGTTTTATGCTCATAACTAAGGTTATGCCAAGCCCGATTTGGTTTTGGTACAAGGAGATTATTCCCCATTTCTAATAGTGAATCACGCATTTTGTTTACTTTTTATTTTTCCACTTTTGAATCTGCATTTCAGCAGCGTATTTACCAAACGTGGTTAATGTGATTGAAATAATTGATAATAATAATTGTTGAATAAATTCAACGTTAAGGAGAGACATTGTAAAGCCGATTGTAACGGCATCCCAATAATGATTAATAAACTTTGTCATGTTAGACGAGTTCCCCCCCTACGGATTGTTAAAAATCGCTGTTTGCGAGGGTTGATACGTGTAACCGTTTTGAAATTTGAATTTTTCATTTTAATGAATAATTTAATGATAAAGTAAAAATTGTTAATAATTGCTTTGGCTTTTTCATGGTTTTTTTGTTTTTGTTGACATTGGTGTCAATGGGCTAATAATAATCGAGGATGTTAGCCCTGTTTTGCTGCTTTGAATTCCTCAAAGGCTTTTTGTTCTGCTGCTGCTACTGCTGCTGCTTTTGCTTTCGCTGCTTTCGCTGTCACATATTCAGCGTTAAGCGTTTTGAGTTCCTCTTTGCCGTCGGCTTGAATCTGTTTCAACATTTCTACTGCTGATACTCGTGTAGCTGGGTCAGTAGGATAATCACGCATGGTCATCATTGCTGACGTGGGTGCAGGTAGTCCACTGGCACGACGTGCAAGCATCGCCTCAATGCTGTCTGCTAGATCAGGAACAGTCAAATCGGGTAATGTAGATACCCAACGAGGCGTAAGTTTAGAATGAAATGGTAACGCAAAGAAATAAGGATCGGTAGTACCATTTTCACCAATCGTCTGTACAGACTGGGCACCGTTAGGGAAATCGGGCTCCGTTGCAAAAATGTCATACGTACTTTGAGATGTAGGTGTCATACGAAAATTTTAAACTGTTAATAATAATTGTTAATAATAAATAATAGTGCAATGTTCAAAATAGTTTTTGACATTACCAAATTTTTTTTCTTTTTTTTGTATCTATAATATAATTTTTTTGGGGTTATGCTTCGCATTTGTTGCACTCGGAGTTTTTTCCGTTAGCACGGAGCTTTCCGTCACGACATTTGCGAGCAGTTTTTCCGCCACCCTTACTGAGGGGGGGTCTCCCTACATATAAGGAATTAATACAATGCGTACAATAATACACGTCAATATTATCTTCTATACAACATTGCTCAAAATATTCTGATACAGTCTCAAAATTTTGCACCTCTCTACCACAAAGTATTACACCGTCAAAATGTAAATGAATTTTTAATTTTTTCATATTTAAATCTTTTCTTTTGTTATTGAATATTTACGGTTTGCTAATTCGGTGAGTACATCACCTTTTCTCTGAATGGGTGAAAATGCATCATAATAGACTTTTCCACGTTCTGAAAGGTTTGCGTAATCTTTTGTCATTTTTTCTTGAAATACCTCACCAAGTTCTGTAGTATCATAATTTGCTGCCTTTAAGTAGAAACGTGGAACGGACATTTTGACCGTTCCGCCGTTTTGGCTTGGTACTTGATAGTAAGGCATTTGAAGTAACGAATTTAATTTGTTTTTAAAGTGTGGCTTTGGAATACGGATTTTCTTATACCTGGTAAATGGTTTATTATTCTTGTCTATACCTGTATATTTTACGTATTTTATCTCAAATGCCCAATTTTCGCCAATACCTTTTGACATGGAGATAAATGGACGTGCTTGGCGCCAATCCCATTCCTCTACTTCGCCAATACCACCTTTGAATGAATTTAGGGCTGATTTCACAGAATATTTGAATGTATACGCTATGGATGCAGGTTGAGCAGTTCCAAAATGAATCAAACCTTTGCCCCATGTTTCGGAAATTATTTTAGAATCTTTCAAATCCGCACCTATAAGTATTGCGTGATAATGTGGTCTTTTTTGTTTAGTACCATATTCACCACATATAACATATTTGAAAACCCTATCGGGTAATGCTTTTCGTAGCCTTTTGAGCCAATCTTGATAGTCTTTTTTCCTCAAAGTAAACTTTCCTTTATACATTGGTATATGTTTATAATCATACGTAAGTGTAAGAAAGAGGGCGGGCTTACCCGCCATCTCTCGTTGCAGCCTAAATGTCCAATGTTGCAAGTAAGAAACGTGACATTGTGAACATTTGCCACATTTGTACGTATTGCCTTGCTGATTGGTTTGTGGATTTACGCACATATTATCTAAATAATAATCTACGAAGTAAAACGCCAATACCGCTACCGATTGCACGGTTTCCACCCATTTTTTCCAGGAAATAACGCATGGATGCAGGAATAACGTTTGCTAATTCCGCCTCTTGTTTACGGATTTCGGCAGTTGATTGTAGTGTAGATGATATATTGCTAAAATCCTTGTTTGCATAGTAATTTTGTATTAAGTCACGGTAGTTTTTATTCTTATACATACCTATTTGTCCTTGTAATACATCGACTTTACCTTGTAATAATTGACTACGAAACAGTTTTTCTATTGCTGCTATTTCGCTATTTGCTATAATACCTCTACGACTTGCACGAGCGTTTTCTGTTTGTTCTCCAATAAGTGCAGAACCTTGATTGTCTTTGTTAATCAATGCCAAGATTCTATCTATATTAAAATGCTTGTTTTTAGCCAAAATACCCGTAAGTTTTGGGTCGTTCCAATCGTCTATATTTGTATCGTATTCCAACTTTTTGTTATTTGTATCCGCTTGCACATTGCCTGTGTCAGCCATTACTTTGCGTTGTTGCAATTGAAGTAGTTTGACTTGTTCCATACCTTGTTTCATTGCTAATAAGTCCATGGGCTTATTAGTGTTGGTTTGTGGCATACTTGAAGAACGTGGAGTAGGAGCAGACGCTAATAATGATTGAGAAGAATTCGCATAAGGCGAGATACCCGCCTCTTGTAGTCTGCCTATCTGATTAATAGGTTTATTATACTCTAATTGAGCGTTGTAATCTGTCAAAGCGTCTTGTCTTTGACGGTTGTAATTTTTCTCGTTGAGTGATTGTTGAAACAATGTACCACCGAGATTAAGGGCGGCTTGACCCGCCATAAGTCCAAAAGGCATGATATTTATATTTAATAGTTAAAAGAAAGCCCCCCCTTTTTAGGGGGAGGGCATGGTGCTGACTTTCTCCGACAAGCGGCTTGTTGTCTAACGCCTTAGTGCGAACACCATTGAATTAAATTGTAGGACGAGACACTTGAGGTATTGGTAACTCTGCCTTGATATGATGCATAGTTTGCATAATAATAGGGCTGTATTGAGGGTCACGAAACGCAAAAATTCTACGTTCATCGACAACCTCAAAAAAATCAGACGTCAAAAAAGGTTCTTCTGATAACTTTCTTGCAAGATGCCAATGACTGTTTAGTGTCGCCATTTCGCCTGTGCAAATATCGAATGTATGGCGATACTCGCTATTTTGTGGCATATAGCCAAAAGGAGCGTCAAGATTTTCACAGTCCGCCGCCAATTCACCACGATAGAGTACTCTCTCACCTAATGTGTCAAATTGTGGATGAAAATAGTCAAAACGCTGAGTTTTCATATTATGCCGTGGCATAGCTGCAACATAAGACGGTTTGTA